TACCTATTAACTTCTGGTCATGATTTGGACGTTTGTGCGTTGGTTTATCCATTTATATCGCACGGCATATTATTGAACAATATTAATGATTATGATTCTTTGTTGTCACCGCAGAGCAGTGATTATATAAGTTATTTATTGAAAAAACCCGGAGAAAACTACGAAAAAAAGGATTTAGATTATTTATCACAGTTTAGTATGCGTTTTATAGGCGATATTCATCGTTTTGATTTGTTAGTACGTCGTGTGGTGGGCAAGAACTTGTAGCTTTCTTTAACACTATGTAGAAAAGAAGTGCTAACTGCGCGAGAACACGCTTGGCATCCACGTAATATTGTGTTCTTGTTAGTATATTTTCTCATGGAGATAAAGGCCAGAATTTTGCCTATCGAGCAGAAAGCATCAGATGGAAGTATATTTCCGCGTAAGGTATTAATAGACTACTTGGAATCCGATACCTACAAGCATCGGATTGCAACTAGAACATGTCTTGGGAGTATAACACACGGTAATAGAGATCAGAAAACAAACAAGTATAGTTTAGTACCTGCCGTTGATCAGATGCTTTTAAACATGATGATTACGCATTATGTATCTAAGATGTTTATAGAGGGAGACTGGCTATGTGGTATGCTCGTGCTATTACCTGTTGAACCCTTCGAGAGTACACATATCGGTGATTGGATCAAAATGATACGGGGATTAGTCATGTCGGGTATTGAACTACCTGTTTCAGCTGTAGTAGTCGGTGAATGGCAAAAAGATGTTTGCACTAAGATATACGACATCCCAGGCGTTGATTTTACACTAGACCCAGGTTTCAAAAAAGCTGGACTAGTACTTAGACCAGATAAGACGTTTAGTAGAAAGAGATAATGTTCAGAAAAAACAATGTTAGACGTAACCGTGCAATACCATATTACATAAAGCTCAGGGGAGACGAATTTAGAATCGTACAACCAGAAAATGGGCATATCCAGCCATTAATAGTAAGAACTCTGAATAATAGTAATTACCCAGACAATCTACTTGAGGCGAGTATTATTTACGAGCCAATATACGATAACATAGATATAGACCATAACGACACAGTATTTTGGAATGTGAGACAGGTAAATATAAATATCATGGATATCTGTGAGGTAAGTAGTAGTACTGTAATTAATGTAACAACACCTGACGATGGTGGTGGAGGCGGTGGAGGCGGCGGCGGCGGCGGAGGTGGAGGAGGCGGCGGCGGCGGCGGTGGGGGAGGTACAGGGGATTACATGATGTGTTACGACGCCGACAAAGATGGTGTTCCGCCAACTGACCAAATCGGTGGTGGCAACTCTGGCGGAGGCCGTGAGCCAAAACGCAGGTACGAATAAATATAAGTATATTTCCATATGACTAATATTCCTAATAGAGCGATAGCAGAACATTTATCTAAAATGAGCTACTGTGTCAGCCTCAGTCCTGTGGCTACTGTTCAATTCCCAAACAGGATCTCATATGCTAACTACCCATTTGTTAATAATCAGAAGCCACCAGGGGCTATACTAAACTTTTTGTTGTTATTCAGACACCTGAACAATGGAGAAGATAATACAGGAAACGATACAGAAAATACTTGTTGTCGTGCAGGGTTTGACCAAAATGACATAATAGTTAATAATAAGATCAGGTATATAATTAGCAACGTAAAGGATATAGATCAAAGGCTAAGTTACGATTTCAAATACGATTTGATACGATATAATACTATATATAACATGACACAAGAAGATTTTGCAGTCGGTACTTACATATTTATTCCCGAATCTTATGTTTGGTATCTGAGTACTGAGCATCCTAATCGCACTGGGATGATAGTGAAGTTGCAGGCTCGTACCGATAGTGGTAGTGGGAGGCCATTGCATAGTATTATAGGCACAAACGCCTTACCTAACCACATGTTAGTACTGGCTTGTATTGCCCTTCAATCTGGTTATTCCCAGTCGCTTGAAACTGTGAATGGTAATAACATTGAAATAGTTGACTTAGCATATATGCCTATACTATGCAGTGTTGATGAACAAATTATTAAAGACGTCATGTATAGTCATGGCTTTGTTTTGGAGTTTAGTTTGCCAATAGAGTTTGAGGTAAGGGATGTAGATCGAGTTAGAGTAATTAGTTACGACCGTGTACTTTTAGGGAATGCTTACTTTGCATCTAGTGGTGGGCCTGTTGCAAACTATATTGTACAGCCGTATCGTACTATTAGGTTTTTGAACGGGGCGTAGAGTATGACGGCACGTTGGCCAATTTTCTATACCTTGCGACTGCGGGTGAGTATACAGGTACCATGAGCAGCCTAGATACATCTAAGGCCGACCTACTTCGGCAGGCCTTCTCGAAAATACCTGTAAAAGCAGTCAACTATTATCAAAACAAACCTTTGTATCTTACAGTAACTGTACAAGATAACATATGCGCTATAAGGCTTCCATATGTACATAATGCTAATACACAAGATTTTATCGTTATAAAGGATGCTCTTAAGAAATATAGTTTTAAGTATAATCCTGCGCCTGATAATATTTGGCGTGGGGACAAGCGGCAGTTTGCCCTTTTTGCGTCGCAGTACTTTGAGTACCTAAGCATAGAAGCTCGCATCATAGCATACGAGTTAGGTGCAAAGAATAGGTATATAGACGCTATCAACGAAAAACTGCAACAACTAGAAACGAATGCAAACGAAAGTTTAGATATACCCATCCCCGATAGTATAGCTAAGTCAGTCAGTAAGGATATTGAAATGGTTAAGGGTTTGATACCTAGTCTGCGAGATTATCAGGTAGAGGGTGTGAGGCATATTCTGTTAGCTTATAACAATGGGAAGAAAGGATTTCTGTTATGCGACGAACAAGGACTAGGTAAAACAGTACAAACTATTGCATTCCTGCTAGCAACATATCGTAAGGGTATGACGGTCGTCATAATGGCGCCGGACGTAATGATTCAAGAATGGTACGATAGAATTGTAGAGTTTGACATACAGCGTTTTTTATTGACAAGAGTAACTTTAAAAAATCCGTTACCGCAAAGGATAAATATTATCAATTACGCTTCTCTTACAGCTAAGAGTAAGCTGCCTTCTCTTTTGAATCTACAACCAGACATTATAGTATTTGATGAAATACAGAATTTAAAAAGTCTAAAATCCAAGCGTGTTAAGAATGTAATGCCATTAGCCAGTAAGGCTAGATTTATTCTAGGTCTTACTGGGACGCTTGTTAAGAATAGGCCAGTAGAGGCTTACAATATATTACGCTTGCTTGATATGTTGCCCAATGGAATAAAAGATGTAGTAAAGTTTATAAAGAATTTTGAAGGTGAGACAGCGGCGTACTATTATAGGACAGGTAATCATTCTCGTTATTATCGTACGATAGAAGCCGAGAAAGCAGCCAGCCTTATAACTTATGTAAAGAGTACGCAGCAATACATAAGGCGATTAAAGAAGGAAGTGTTATCCGAGTTACCTGCTAAGAGTCGTATCTTTGTTAACATAGATATTGCTAATCCATCGGATACTCATCTTATGGAAGCTATTAGTGAGGAAGCTAAGATTAAGAGTATGTTGGAAGCTAACCTTAAACTACCAAGAGACATCGCTTTGCGTATTTCTACCTATCGTCGCCTTATAGGCATTGAAAAAGCTCGTTGGGTTGTCAGCTATATACTAAATAAGTTTGATGGTAAAAATAAGTTTATTGTTTATGCCCATCATAACGAAGTTATAGATTATATTAAGATGAAGTTGTCAGAGGCATGGTCTGATTATGAGATTTATGTTATTGATGGGCGGGTTTCTAGGGCTGAGAGAGCTAGGGCGGTCGCTGCTTTTCAATCTAGCGCGGCCGAGAAAGCCATTATCATCGCTTCATTAGCTGTAGCCTCGGAGGGACTGACCCTAACCGCTACCGACGAAATAGTATTTGCAGAAACAGATTGGGTGCCAGCAACTATGCTACAAGCCGAAGACCGAATTCACCGTTTCTCACAAAAATCCAATAAATGTACCTACCACTACATAATAGCTATTGGAACATTAGATCAATACATATATAATGTTATTAGACAAAAGGAACGCTACCTAAAATACATAAATACTCAATAATATGATTACACAATTGGGATATAAAGTTATATTGTATAAAAATCTCAGTATTGATAAGCCTATAAAAACTAACTTACTCGTAAAAGAAAACATAAAAACATTATTGGACATACACAAAAACTTTAGTTATTACGATTTAGTAAATGTGTTTGGGATTTTGAATGAGAGATGGTCGCCTCAAGTTAGGAATCAGGTTTCGGAAAGATACTTAGACTTAGGTATAATAGAGCAAAAAAATGATAAAATTAGACTCACACATCATGCACTCAAGATTGGTATAGAATACCTAATAATATACGGAATAGTAAGAACCTGTACTGATACCACACTAAATACCTATATAGAAAATCAAATAAGCAAGAGCGTTGGGAGAGCAAGTAGTCTAAATAAAACAGCTATGGTGCAATTTTTAAATCTCATGGGTCTAACATACGATGAGTCTTATGAATACGATTTTTATTTAGATTTGATAGCTAACATTGTTAATTCTCTACATACTCCATATCGTCCATTAGCGAGTAAAATGAGATTAGGTAATAATCAGCTAGTAGAGGCGTTGTATTTGTATAACCGTCTGCGATTTTGGGTATCGAGTAAAGATATAAAGACTGAACTGATCACACAGCTGTTATTAAACGGTATGTTAGATTATAAGCATAGTAATGGATTAGACTTATTTCGGCTCAATAGTTCAGGGCAAGCATTTGTCACGCACAAATACGCTCTGAAAATCCATAACATAGTTTATGGAAGACAAAAAGTAGAAGTACCTACATTCTTTGTTTATGACTATGTGTTACTTTAATGAATATTAGTATATTTATGGCATGCCAGGGTATCTCTTCTACTATCATAGACAGACTCCAATCATTAACCTGCCAAACTTACATGAGATTTTAAATAATTCTGGTAATCCCAGCATTGTTTCGTACGAACGGGTTACGGATTTTGGTATTGTCCCGTTTTTGTTTGTTGAGGGACTGCCAGCTAATCCACATTATGACCTTGCGGCAAAGGTCAGAGAACATCTAAAAAAACAAAATGTAGAATCAGGAAAGATAAAAGTTATAACCTACCAAAGGGATGAACTATATCAATACAGCCAGTCCCGTATCCCTTGGCATTATATAGGACCTAAACTTGTAAAACAAAAAATAAATATAGAGCAAATAAACAAGAGGATCGACAAGATTACTTTAGACAAAGCAGAGGTGGTCTTTTTAGAAAGTAGTAAAGCGGGGAAAGAACTATTAGGGCATCTAACGGGAAAAGACGCGGACGCAGTGGAGATGCTGAAATTCTTCTTAGATAGAACATCTCAGAAACTAAAAATGGAGGTGCCAATAAAAGACTACGACTTACTTTATGATATGCTGTACGACGTATACGAATACTATATATGGCATGGTGTAAGAAGTGAAATAGATAACTTCCATACTCTGATAGAAAACTTTTATCGTTACTACTTACTGAATAAACTACCCAAAGTTGTAGGATTATACTGGTTAGACACCTATTACGATCCAAGCACGCTAGTAACCCAAATCCAACTATGACGGTGCTGAAAACGGAAGAACTCTTCGTAAAATTCGTAGACTCAGATAGTTTCATCATACCATACCGTCTAAAGGATTTAGGCCAGCTGCTCAAGTCCAAACAGAATATAACAACAAAGTTTGCAAACTCTCTGAATACAGACATGTATAACTTCTTGAACAACTACTTTGATTTAGAGTATGCTGATCAGGTTACAGTCGAACAGGTAACTAGAAAGTTACATGGTTACAAAACTGGTGTATATTATATTTTTATGACTTTCTTCGTGAGTTACTATTATCGCTCTTATTATAATATCCCGCATGCTTCTGTATTCTTGAAATATAACATTGGATTGGAAGAAGCACTTATGTTTTGGCCTAATATAGTCTGCAAAACAGTAGATATCAGAAAAAATATAGTAAATGCTCTCGAGACTAATCAGCTAATAAGTACTATAAGAAAAGTAGATTACTATCTTATCAAAGAAGTAGACGAACTTCTAGGTGTCAGGAAGTTACTTGGAGTCGGCAGTCAAGAGGTACTTAACAAGATAGCTAAGTACGATCAAGCACTCGCAATAGCCTTCGTAACTCAATCACTGGCTCATAAAATACTATTGGACATGGATAAAAAAATAGATACTTTAATAGGTTTAGATGTCTATAAAAATATAGAATAGCGCTATCAGCTGTCAAAAAACCTTTGTTCTTTCTGAAGTATTGTATTATATAAATTACCTATGGATTTGAATTTATCGTCTATATAGTTAGTCACTATATTTATCCTTTTCTTCAATGCATTAACTTTTGTAGCAAATCTTTGGTCACTAGTTGCGTAATTTTGGTATCTATCTATAATTTTCTCGTGAGTTCTTAACAAAAAGCGCACTTTGCAAAAGTTCCACACCATTTGTAATGGGTTTTCATAATCTCTATAATTTGAACGGTCAACTATTCTCTTCATTTCTATAATATCTCTAATACCTAGTTTCAAGAATTCAAAGAAAGACTTTTCGCCTAACTCGTCGGTGAAAGGTTTTATGAATTTTTTATAGAATAGGTTGTCTCTATCACTTTGTATATTATTGAGTTTTTTTAGAGCTTCATCTATGGTTTTATTGTCGTGTTTACTATTTGGTTTTTCCATAGCTAAATATAGTAAAAGCATGTAGAACGCAGTTGGAACGTGCAGTACAGCGTACCAGCCTTCTTTAAATATCTGTTGTGTTTGAGCGTCTATTTGTAATTTCAGCGCTTTGCATGCGCATTCTGGGCGCAGGGTGTATCCGTTATTAGCATAACCACTCCCTCTTACTACACCTGAAAAACCACCATATAACGAGTGCCGCCATAAATGAAAAGAATAAGCCGAGTACCTATAGTCACCTAATAGTGAATCGTAGTAGCTACTAATAGTATCGTAACTTACACCAGAATTTGAAACTGTCGGGTAATAACTAATAGATATGATTATGTAGTCAGCTATATCGAGGTTGAAGACACTTTTATAGATTCCGCGTTGGTAGTTGAAATACGATGCTATGCCGAACTGAGTGCCAGAATGGAGTTTATCAATAAATAGTTCTTTTGACATATTCAATATAAGTTGATTACGATGTGGGACGTTACCAGCATCTGCAAAAAGGCATTGCTCCCCAGCTTCATTACGTAAAATAAGCAGAACAGAAAATAAAAGATGCGGCTTTGAAAAAACATAGTCTATGATATTGCGGATATTGGTTAATTCCGTAATACTATTTGGGGGATTAGATGATTCGAGACCCTCCATCAATATATTCGTAATAGAGTTTTGAGAGTCGTGGCTCGCAACAAGCCTATTATTGCGTATAAGCTCCTCTGCAACAGCTCCATAACCATTACCATACTTAATTGTCTCACCACCCGATTTAGCCGTCGTCAAATCGGGTCTAGGGAAAAAGTCAGCTCTCGGTGCTAAAAATATCTCATCAATACCTTTAATTAAAGCAGATGAATCAGAAGATTTTTTAAGGCATAATTTAGCATTCATATGTAATAATAGCTCCCCATACATTATGGTAAAAATTTTAGAGCTACATGCATTATTCTCCGCAAGAGACACTGTGTAATTTGTGACCGAGGAATTCCCATTACTAATAGCAATATTCTGTAATATCATAGTAGCTAACTCATTTTGAAAACAAAATCGGTAGGTTTGGTATATCCTGCTAAGTTCATTTGACGATATAGTTTGTGTTTATAATTCTGTATTTCCTCAGTTATTATTGAATTTACGGCCTTACCTTTAGCCACTAAATCCAATAAAACATAATGAACAGAGGCTACAGCATCAGCTATGTCTTTGGAGGAATTAGGAGAATGATCTATTTTGGGTTTGAAACTAGCCCCTACGATTTTATAACGCAAATTAGAAAGCTCGTCTATCAAAAGTTGATTTCTAGTTATGTTTATTGTTCTATCTATGATAGCTTTCTTTAAGCTAAAATATATACTTGGGTTTTGATCTACAGATATTGTTTGAGTTTTGATTCTAGTCTTTATAGTGATATCTTGAAGTAGTTTGTAGGATTGGTATGTATCGGAAGTTACAATTGATATTTGCCTTTGCTTAGCTATTTGTGTTATTAAGCCCTCTATGAGATGCATAGGTATGTCGTCGCCTTCGTTGTGGATACCGAAAGCTACGGGGATATAGATAGTGTTCTCGTCATACCAGTAACCTATGGCTATACCAGTGTTGTCCCCACGTATAGATGTGTCTATATGTACAGCTAGTGCTCTATCAATGGGTAACGCTGATAGTATAGGTTCCAGTATAGTATCCATTTGCATGATACTTACCAAATCGTTAGTAACACGTGGGAGGTTCATAACTGTGCTAACCATCTCGCGTGTGAAAAGCGAGTTTGGAGGCCTTACGCTAACACCAGCTAACGATATCAACGCCTCGTAGATATTAGTGTTAAACTCTTTCTCAAACTCTTTGGGCACCTCTATGATACGTTCAGGTTCGTACTTGCTTAATTCCTCGGGTGACACATCCTCCTTATCACCTATTATCTTAGGCTCTCCTAAAATACCGCCTGTATAGACCCAAATAGCACCTTTCTTAAAGAACAGCCCTGTATGTGCTTTGGCTTCCCACTGCGACATACGAACTGCATAAAAATCTTCAGCTCTGTGCCCTAAAAAATCTACAACACTACCCTCGTAAGATGCAGAAGTGTCTATAATAATATTACCTAAATAGTCCTTAGCGGCTAAAAATCTGGATTTGAAACGATTATAAGCTTGCTCTAATTTAAACCTTATGACTCCCTCGTTGACAAAGTTAGCTTCCGAAAAAACATAAAAAATCACATCACCACCTATGGAAGAATTGCTCTTAGAACCATCAGCTTGAAAATCTATCGGAATTGGCTTCAAATCTTTTTCTAATCTTAGCTCTCTAAGCTCTTGAAATAAATCATGATTCTCAAATATTTCCTTAACATACTCTAAAAACTCAATACGAGATTTTTCTATCTTTACATGGAAGAAAACAAATTGAATAGGCTTTGTTATGAATAAGTTAAATGCTTTCAAATCTTTTAGACAGAGTATCTTATGAGCAGTGTATAACGCTGCGATTTTTGAAACAGTAGACTTACCAGTCCCGATAGCACCAGTTAGAAGGATATAATTATGAGCCGTGTGTATCGGGTCGGGGAAAAGTTCGTGTAAGTGTCTCATCCATGCCGGATAGATAGAACCTTCTAAACCCAGACGAGCTACAAACTCGTCTATTGTAAGTGGCATGTTAAAGAAACCAGCTCTCTTAGCCTCCTCAACTAGTGCTGTGTCAAAAAGCATACCCACTCTGCTCTAACGATGTAACAAACGCTTTGATATGATGTACGATGTCCCTTCTAATAAATATAGTGCTCCCCTCACGATAATGAGGTATACTATATAACTTAATAACTGCATCTATTTTATAAACAGGTATACTTAACATTCTAGATGCCTCGTAATTAGTGATGTACTTAGGTTCTGGTTGTATAATGTCCATATTAGAAAGTGAATGCAGGTACTACGTTGAGGAGCGTTTTGTCGTGATGTTCGTAACCAAAACTTAACGTTACTGTTTCTCTTGCCCCAGAAGGCTCCGTCGGAGTATCGTAGTTGTAATCATAGTTCATAAACAATAAAGTATAAAAATCTAGTCTCTTGACAGGTTTACGACTAGAATTGAGAAAATAAACTTGAAAAACGGGAATCATAACGTCCTCCTTTCTAAGCTGGAACTTATATCTATTGGCACCACCCGCACTCATAAAGGATAATGCCATAGCATAAATGGTCTGATCTTCAAAGTCAATCAGCTCCCACGTTACAGTCCCATCACTTTCATAACCACCATACTGCTTGATATGGATACCACGAATATTAACATCGACACTACCAACTAAATCTTTTTTGACTTCTAGGGAAAGTGTTTTCATTCTATGCTTTATAACATCTAGACCGGGCCAATATACAGCCCTCGGTTTTACAGGGATGTCAATGTCCCACATGTGTTGCCATAAAAACTCTTTGCCACCGCCCGAAAGCTTAGGATACTCAACGAAACCCAAATAACCCTGTGTAACCCCAAGCTGTGCGAAATCAACAAAGTTGGCCATATATAAATATACCAACTACTGCTATATTTTATCATGCGGGCATGTTTCGACAAATTTACAATTATGAAGGAGATTATAGACCTATACAATCTTTGTGTTAATTTATTTGATTATTTAGAGCGTGGTAAGGGACGATATTACATGATGTCGTTTGCCGGTCATTTAGAGGATGTCGTAGGCCTATACTACAAGTGGCCGGTAAAAAACGTTGCTCAAATATGGGTCAAAAGTGCCATAAATATGCATAGTGACGATACAATCAACAAATTCGGCATTCTATTAAATGAAGCAATAAACGGCGACTGTACTAAAAGCGACCCGATTCTACAAAACATACTATGTCAAATCAGCGGACTGCTCAACTCCTGCAGTTGAGCTTCCTGCTTCGTCGCAGGATGGCTTTTTAGGTAGCTCGCAGGGGCTACGTTCATCCACCAGAGCCTGCTCCACAGGCTTCACTTCGGGTCGTCCTAACCCTAGAGGCTTGGTTCTCGCCTACACAAGATACTATCGAAATATACAAAATTGCATTCAAGTAGTGCATTAAGTATCCATAATATAGAACATGCAATCAATCGGATTGACCAAGATTTAAGCTATTTACTATTAGTTCAACGAGCATATCAACTATTACTTCTTCTTCTTTATCTGTCCTCATGTTTTGTAACATATTGTACCTTTCTCTTTCATCTATCACATCTACTATATAGGCTAATGCTAGCTTAAGCGTCGGAGTAGTAAGTGCTTCTAATATTTTATTTATACTCGAAATTTCTTTATTGTCCATGGGTTTTTTCTTGATAGCCTCGTAAATGCTTTTGTTATATAAGTACCTTATATCACTATCCTTTATACCATTGATTACCTTTTTTATCCACTGCTTATACTGTGCTTCGGAATCGATAGACTTATACGTTCTAGTATATATATGTGTGGTTATTAGTTGTTTTTTATGTTTTATCGTTTCTTTATCGTAAACTCCTGCTTTTATAGCTTCATCTACGTCCTTATAAGGTGTGTGTAATAGTAAATACACGATCTTGTTTTGAAGCATGAAGTACTGTGCCGCTTTTAATGAAGCCCTATACCCAGAACGATCGGTGTCTAAAGCTAGATTTATTACATTATACTTATTCAGTTTAGAAAACTTTTTACCAGTAATATTCAACCCTAATAATGAAACTACATTTGTGATACCTATGCCATAAAGTGCGATAGCGTCAAAGATACCCTCAGTTACATAAATCTCAGTGTTCTGATCATAAGGGTTATAGTTATAAACAACATCAACTAGTGATTTATTAGGCTCTGCGGAGTATATATACTTATAGTCCGAATTATTGCTAAGGCTTCGGAACATAAAGGTTATAACTTTATTGTTTTCTATAATAGGAAGTACAATAAAGCTATTTTCATTAGCCTTAGGGAAGCGCATTTGTTTAATTCTTTGCTCGCCGTAAAGGTTGACGAGTTCTTTATACATCTGTGAATTCCATACGCCAATCATGAACTTGTTTATAATATTAGTTATATTATCTTGTTTTAGAAAGGAAAATCTTTCTTGGAGATATTGGAAACCGACGGACTCGGTATTTTTGAGTAACGCCTTAGAGAGATAAATGGCTATCTGCCGCTTGAAGTATAACGGGTCTCTCTTAGTCTTACCATCTTGGTCAGTCGGGATATTATATCTAGCGCATAAGATTTTAGCAGCGTCTGAGTATGAGACTTGTTCCATTAGAGCCACAAACTTGATAACATCGCCACCATGCCCAGAGGAAAAACATTTGAATATATTTTTATCGGGTAGTACAAAAAAAGATGGTTTGGTTTCTTTTTTAAATGGCGATAAACTTCTATATTGACGGCCTACTTTTTTAAGAACAATACCATAAGACTGTACAACATCGACTATTGAGATGACATTCCGCAACTTTTCAAAATCCATTTTTAGATATCAACTTTCACGAATCCGTCGTCAACACCTGAGGGCGGATTTTGTGCGATAGCTTTCATATAGCTCGAAGCGATATTCGCGAAAATGCCGCCATTACTAAACGCATACTCTGCTTGATGGTGGTAGTCTATGTCGTGTTTATTCCTCACCATAGCCGGAAATGCATGTTGTGCAAAACAGCTGTTTTGGAGCAGACGTTCATAGCTATACGTATGAGGCAATTGTATTGATGTATCAGTCGAAAAAGATAGATGCTTCTGGTATGGCCTAATGGTAATGTCTTGGTGTTGATTCCTGTTTATTGTACCATCACTACTATTTAAAGCTGTATAGAGTTTAAGGCCTATCTCTATTGTATAAGACATAGGTGGAGCGCTATATGTTACTTCCGGTACAGGATTACCAAGAAACTTGTAAATGTTATCAGACCTACCAAATATGATGAAGTTAGGGTGAGGCAATGGATGTCCTTCGTATAAGCTATTATCGTTTTCTCTATACAGGAACATGTTACCTAAGAAATAATCCGCTATCGTGGCTTCGTAATGTAATCCGTGAGAAGTTACCATGTGGTTGTTACTTACGGGGACTCCGTATTCGTAGGTCAGTTCGTCGCCTGTTCTCGTGAGAGGCGCTGTGTTCAAACCGCATTGAATACTCCAAAGACGCGTCATTGAGGGCTCCGCCTCCACAAGATGGTAAAAGTTGGCAACAGAAGCGCCAGTTCCCTGCTTGATGATAGCTTGGTCGTATCCACCATACGGTCTATTCATAACGTTAGAACCAGTACGGTAACCCTGAGGGATTTGAGTTTCTGGCGGATAACTTACACCACCAGTGTCACTATTCATGTAGTAAAATTGTACTGTACGAGACGGATCGCCTAAATGATCAAAACTATATAACTCATTAACCCATTCTCTTTCACCAGAGGCATTTCGCACATAACGTTGGGGATTATCCATGTATATAGCGTCTGCACTAACAAATAACGGCATATTAAGTGTTGTTTCATTAGAGACAGGTTCATTACCACTCAATTGGTCAATCGGGTAAAGTCTGGGTCTAATGAAAACACGACCAGTATCTAAGTAGAGCGGGTCATACATGTAATGCGAAAGTGTATTCGCCCGTAAAACAGGTTGCTTAATACTTAACTGCTCCATACTTCCATAATCTCTCGCTGTCTTGAACATAGATGCATGCGAGCGTGCGGTACTATTTTGCATGGTAACACCAAAAACCCAAGAAAACCAGAAATAATCTATGCGATGGGTAAAGTTCCATATATTATACCCTCTTGTGTTGTAAGCCATATTAAATGCTATAGGTTGTAACCCAGCCTGCGACAAACCTAATATTATAGATGTGCCTAATTGCTCAGATTTGTCGGTTTCGCCAGCTTTATCTACATAGCTAATCTGACTAAACGCATCTACTGCTATGCATATGTCACTACCGCTGTACCTTCTCCACATAGAGTAATCTAATGCAAATAGCGGCGGAAAACTTAAGTTCAGCCAGTCGTATGTAATATCACCAGAAGGAGACATTCTAACCTTAATTATCATTTCTTTCGGAAAGCGGAATAACATATTAATATCATCGCCCAAAAGTTTGACCGCACTCATGCTGTAAGAGTATACGTCTATAAGAAACTTATTTATAGGCCAGTAAGCTAACCAATCAAAAACGGAAAATGGAGCAGTATTGCGAATCAACAGATCAGCATAATTCATATTATACTCAAACCTTCCAAAGCCGTTGAATTCCAAGTAAAATAGATTATTGTTAGGAATATTGTAACTAAATCTGAAACTAGCATTAGGCGATGTGTTGTAAAATAAATCAAGAGTAAAACTCTTTTTGTACATATCATTAAGTGGTGTTTGCATTCTGTTGCTAACTATAACATTATCAAACTCTATGTTATACATGCTGTTAGTGAATATTGAGTTAGCAATATCTATATCTGATCGTAAAGTTCTATGACTAGTAGTATTATCAAAAATTGTGCTTTCACCTTTATGCTGAAATATGGGCTGTGGTTCTATATCGCTTGCAAATATAGCAGTCCTATATAACGATAGACGCCGTGTCGATAGGCTAGTGTTGAAAGTATAAAATACTGGCACATAAGTAGCTTCTGGTATGAGTATTCTGGGTTGTACTCTTGCACTATCTATCGATGCGGGCGGGACGCTATGATTGATGATATAATTATCACTGTTGAGCAGGAAGTATAATCCTCCAAGCCATTCGTAGGGAGACACTGAACCACTATAAGTACCGTTAGACACAAAAATACCATAAAACGGAGAACTGGATTCACGGAGAGTATAAGCATGATCAATTATGTTATATGTAGTTGTAAATATCAAATCTCTCTTAGTCCAGTATAGGCTTTCAGGTTGTGTAATATTGTTAAAGAACAAATCATAATAAGGGTCATTCATATTACCATCAGTAGTCTGTCCATTATTTGAGCCGTCATTAAATACATCTATGGCTGTAACCACTCCACCATTCCCAGATGAGTTAACTAACCGATCATATTTTTCATAATCATACAATGTTTGAGTGTTTAATCTGTACAGGTCGTAATATTTTGGTTCTAATAAGGCTTTAATAGTATAGTAATGATGTGGAGAGATCAGGAATCTTTTAATGTTCATATTCTCAACTCTCATATTTACTTCTGTATGTTGCATGTGCGGCCAGTAGTTATTATACGTCACAGTATCATTCAAGTCATGTAACAGCTCCATATCGAATCTCATTTCATGAACAACTTTATTATTGTAGGCTGAAGAACCTAACACGTGAGACAGGTACAACATAGTATGAGTAGGGTTACCGTACATACTCAAAAAGAAAGTTTGAGGGTTATGTAGCTGCATAATATCCATGGCATATCCTGGTAAGGTACGATAGACATAGCGGCGTATTTCTTGCGTCCTTGTAAGCATGGGCAACGTGTTGGTGTACATTGTCATGTGATTTAGCCAACGGCGTGGCACAGGCAAATGCTGCGCACCAGTACCAGTACCGTTAAACCAATATCCGATGTCCCACTCGTGATACGACCATTTATCGTAGCCTAACCCACTAGCCTCAATAACAGCACCAATAGGAAAAGAAAAAGTCAATTCCAAATAGGATACATCCCAATAAGTACTGTTATCAAGGCTAATTCTATACTGTTGATAATCTGTTTCCGAATTACCCGTAATAACAAGATCTCCTAAAATCCCAGCATCTATAACAGCTCGTTGCCATATTAAACGCGTAAGAAAACTAAAAATACGATCGGGGTAAATCTCACTATTAGCTTCAGTATGAGAAATGTGTCGTGGGCTAACATTGCCTAAAGCACCGTACGGAACATAAGCAAGATAATCACTCATATACAATGACGCACAGCTTAAAGCTTCTTTTTGATATATAGATAGTGGATCTATGATTATGGGTTTAGGATATATAGTTAGTACATCTATCAAGTACGGATTTCTTGCCCAGAATATAACTCTTTCCTCACGCTTTATACTAGTGATTGTATGAAACAGTGATTTAGGTGATTGAACGTACTTAGCTGTTTCCAACTGATTGTTTGTGCCCCTAATTGTATTTGCTACATTTACTTGTACTTCGCGACTGCTATTGATCGGCATACTGCCTGCAGAGGCAAAGTTAGTAGTTTCTCTAGCGGGTAGATGGTATTCTCCGAAGTGACGATCAGTATATTGGGAATAGTTTCTTGCTCCGACTGCCCCAGCGGGGCCCACACTATACGCATGCGTAGCATTATAACCCAAAGGCATCACACCTACACTCACCCTAAGTCCATCCACCATCGGCATCCTAACACGATACCTATATCGTTTAGCCCTCTTGTAAAACTGAGACAGAACCTTATAATCATTATATACGAAGTAAATGTTAGCCTTATTGGCTAGTTCAGACCTAATGTAATAAGGATTACCTACAAAAAATAATGCTTTTGCTGAAACACTCTGATTAAGCATAAGATTGAATTCCAGATGAGTACTTGGAATATAAATACCTTCATTAGGTAATGGTACATAGGAACGATAGTGATAAGATTGTAGTAGCAAGTCTTCATAAATAAGTCTACTAGTTATGTAAAAGTAGTTACGAATGTTAGCGCCAGATCTTGAAAGTGCACTATTAGAAAAAATCCCGAAAGCAGAAGACAACGGCCTCTTGATTATATCACGTTCCAAAATCATTTTCGTACTAGCATACGAAGCACTTATATTATAATAGTCAACTGTATAAATATTACTCATATTGCTTATATTGCTAATATTACTAAGCGTGTTAGGCGAATATTTGAGTATATTTAGAAAGTCTGTTGTAACTTTTGTGTTCTGATCTTTCGGATGACCAAGTACACCTATTCTGTCTAAGTGGTAGCTTGTATGTTCTTCATTTTGCGCGTGGAAATAAAATATCATCATGTCGTACGCAGCTGTATCTGTTCCATAATAGTTGTAAAGCTTTCGTAACACCAGCTCCGATGTCTTAAGATTTGGGCTAGTCCCAGCTAAGAAATTCATCGCGCCCGCCATGGCTAAAGCAGAACGATTATTCTCTAAAAAACTTCTTAATTCAGTGTCTTCACTAGCAGCAGCAACATCATAGTATGCGTGCCTATAAATACCACTCAGATCATAGGTAGAATAATCAATAGCGTCACTTTCCAGATACGACAACATAGCTGATTGACTCATAGCCCTATTCCCTCTTACATCCACATTTGTACTTAAATTCAAGGGGGTATGGTTGAAATCGTATTGCCCGTCAATATAAATACTATATATTGGCATACCTCTGTTCTTGTAACCCAAAGATGTAAGTGGATATCTATACAATGTTTTAGAATATCGTATAATATCAGGAGAGAATTTTTCTGTTATAGATTTCTTGTTATACTCTATCATTAAATCGGCGAAGGGATAAAATAACTTTACGTAAGGTATACCGTATGACACAAGCGGATAAAACTTTTGAGTACCTATATACACTAAGTTCAGCTTGGCCGTAGACGTATAGAATGGTTCGTATTGATGTTCCACTTTCGACGGATCTAAAACTTGTTCATTAGTTAAGAACACAGGATATGATACAAAATAATATAACTCAGTAGGTATAAAATGTTTAAGTGCTAGCTCTTGGTTAAAGTGTACTTTTCTGAATAAACGTTCAATTGAATTACCGTCATTGTAATAGTAGTACAATGGTATGTTAGACAGCATATACTGTTGTAAGTAGAATGACCCGCCTAATGGTGTACCATAAGGTGGTGTGTCAAAGCAGATATGGTTGTTAGTATATAACAACTGGCTTGATGCCCAACGGCCATAGCTTGTCCTTCTTAGCTGAATATTTTGCACCCTAAAACTATTATATGGAAGATTATAACTCTTACGAATACCATGAACAGCAAATAAGGGTATGGCAGGTTGGTAATTACTAATAAGCATATTATATATAAAACCCTGAGGTATCTCAACTAATGCCGAAGTCTTCAGAGACATCGTATTAAACACACTACCAGTATTTAACATAGTAGAACGATATACATCACTAATAACTGAAAATCGTGTAGTGTTAGTACTATTAGGGAATCTTCTTGTATATTTATTCAGCCTCAATGACTTATTAACAGGAATGTCGCCATACGGTCTTTCGTAAGCGATAAAATCTTTATATGGATTTACTACACGACCATAACTATAACCGTACTCGGAGTTAACGCTGAATTTAATTTGTGATTGGGTAGGTGTAAAATTAGAGGTTGAGCCAGTAATATTATCAATAAAATCTTGGTTATTGAACCAGAAAGCCATTCTTGGCGATATAATATGTTGACTGTTAGTATATCGCATCCAGTATCCATATCCCGTAAATGGTGAGAAGGCTGCCCGCTGAGCATTCAAATGCATGAGATTCTCAGCATAACGCCCAATATATGGCCAATACCATGGCTTGATATTACAATCAAAGAAAAAAATACTATCATCAGATCTTTTGTAATAAGATTCAGCTTGCACATTAGCACCTATTAAATCATAAGGCCAAGCAAAAAGATTACCTATACGATAAAAGACATCGTAATCATCCTCAAAAGACTTTGGAGGCACAACATACACTAATCGCTTCATCATGGACTGATTACTAGACCAACGAATGCCTACAGAAGTAACCAATGGATCATTATTATACTCTGCTGTCATATAACCTGTTCTATCAGTATTGAACTGGGAATTCAAAGTGTTTTGTATGTTGACGGACGGAGTTATCACATTGTAATAGAAATATGCCTGATTACTTCCATAAAAGCGTCCCAAACTACCAGCAATTCTACTCCACTTAGGAACATGACCTAAGCTAAAATCATAAAATATATTGTAAAAACCTTTATCATACACATTATTACTATCACTAGAATGCAGAGTAGATGTCGGATATATCCTATATCTTGGAATTTCATCTTTCACAAAAACCATCTTGGTAACTATCGGCAATCTAAAGCTAAACAAACGCGTAACTATATCTTTACCAGGGAATAAAAACCTTTGATTTGGATTTTGCAAACTTATATCTTCAGCTCTAAATCTATAAAGTGAGTTGCTTATTGTGTTAGTAGTTATGTCGGTGGGCCAGTTACTATCGTAATAAGATGATGGCAGATATAAATTATTCGGTGTATAGTCGTCCGAATAGTATACAGTCTTAGGAGTACCACCGAAGTAGTTGTTATATATAGTGAAGTCTAAGAATGGCGCAAAGGTATTTAGAGATAAAGCAGATATCGTAAATTTATGTAGTTTTACATAATCATCTAACTTGATACCATCTTGTGTAAAATTTACAGTCGACTTATTAGTTATCCTATATCTACCATATCTATCAATATTTGTCAGCTCTACTCTGTAAAAATAGACCTCTTCAAAACCTTCATATAGGGTACTCACATTTTGTAGTAGCCCCTGTCTAGGTTCAGCGTCTAATCCTGCTGACCACTTGTTCCACGCGTAGTCTGTAATGAAACCAACGTACTCCATATGCCAAAACCCAGAAAAAGGATTAGGCCCAACATTGATAACATTTTGGCTACTTACTATATTATCATTTTCATCAACCCTTACAAAGCGTGTCGGATTATCATTTAGAACATCTGCATCGGCTCGTTCATTAGTTAAGTTATCCATAAACATGAACAGAACGTTTTTAGGATTGTAAGGATTATCATATACTATCATAGGCTCGTCAAATCTTTCGGTCTCATGGAGCATGACATTGCCTAGGTCTTTGTTTCCATATATACTAAGTCCACCAGTTGCGCTGACGTCACGCGTATTGGCATCGCTTCTACCGTACCGCAATGCGTCACTAAATTGACTATACTGAAGTGTCTGGGCTGGCAAATCTATCTCAAAGATAAGCCTTTGATAATATTGCGAGAACTCGTCTGGATCAGCCGCTCTCGGCAAGTTATAAACCACACTAGTACCAACTAAGTCATTGTATCTGTTTGATATTAAACTTATATGTTCAGCCTTTTTGATGGTTGGTATCTTATTGGTAGTGTTTATTCTGTCATTAGAAAGATAGTTTATATCTGGCATCATTGTTATGTAGTCTCTTTGCCTTTTTAGTATATTCGAGTTATCTATTACGCCATAAGATATAGGATGTTCTGTAACAAGACTTATCTTGCCTTTATATTTATTGACTCGGAACTCTTTACCCACAGCTCTATTGAAAACGTCTTCCGTTTTAAACTTCACGTAGACAGCCTCACTCCAACCAAAGGCCGTAGTCTCGTAATTATAATCATCTGGTACTATAATCTCAACATCCTGTTCGTCTTTATCATATGGATAAGTTGTTCTATCGCAGAAATCCAACTCGTCTCTAACTACCCGATAAATATCCCCAAAGCAATTTATAACAGTGGCTTCATTAACGATATAGTAAGCACTACCAGCACTAACACCGTCTTCAATAGGATGCAAATAGTCTGTGGTAATATAGTTTTGGCCGATAGCCGAGTTGTTGCTAACTAAATCGGCCAAAACATTACCACTCACTATGTCTTCAAATTTTTCTAAGTTACTACGTTGTGAAGTCGGAGGTATATTAAATTGAGGACTTACTAAGTCAATCAAATTGTGTCTTATTCTACTCATGCCTTTTAGTGTTCTAGGCACAATTGGTTCTATAAATTGAGTTTTTGTGCGCAAATAAACTTTATTATTATGATAAACAGCCACAAAATCATTATTCAAACTCTCAGCTAAGATTTCATCATTTACTTTGTAAAGTCTAATAACTACAACAAAAGTTTTTGTGTTTCTATAATCCAAAACGTGATATGGTTTTCTTCCTGAGTAATTTTTTTCCTCGTATTGTATTATCCCAGAGAAGTAATAGGCTGGGTTAGGAGTTACACGGCTAGGATAGTAGTAAGCCATAATTGGTCTGGGCCACATTCTGGGATGCGAGAACGCCCAAGCTTGCGGCTGACGCACTTCACCAGTGGAAAAAGTTGGGAATAATAGATTATGAAAGTTCCATGTACCTATAAGTTCGTAATTTTGATATATGGTGTTATAAAAATTGTTGCCATTAAAACTCGCGTTAAGAGGTACAGGATTTGGGTTATTAGTGGAAGGTAAAACATTAGAGTTCATAAGACGACGAATATAGTCTCTATTACTCTCGTGTACCATAACATATGCTCCGAGCGGGTTATAAGTTATATACATAGGTGTTAACAGATCAGTCTGATAGTAACTGCTTTTAATTACTATATCATCATATATCTTATAATAAGCCATATGCCGCTTCGCGACATCGTTGTTGATGTTATTCCCTTCTGCCAATTCAACACACATGCTTAGCAATGGCCTAACTCTTACATTAGGGAAAAATATCCTATTTGTCAAGGCTATGGTACGCAACACACTATAGGCAAAAAATCTTCTTTGAACGTCAAATTCAGCACATTCGGCAATTCGTTCACATTCAGGTTTTTCTGTTGAAAATGTACTGACGTAAGATGTCCACCTAAAAATGTTATAATTAGGCATATAATAGCTTCTAAAATCATCAAAACTGTTCCATAGCTTATCACCATTATTGTACATAGTATTGTTATAAGTAATCATAAGATTAGTCAATCCATTCATCGTTATAACGTAGCCCATTGTCTTTACTGATAGGGTAGTTTGTGTTAGTTTGTCTATTAGTACATGATTTCTTACCTCGGAACTTATGAACACAGAACCCGCGTCAATGTAAAAGGGATTAAAATCTGAGCCTAAAAGTGGATTATTAGGATGAACTAAAAATCTAGCGTATCCAGAAGTTGCGTTTAGGTTGCTGGGAGGGATTCTTAAGTATCTAATTGTTCTTTGCTCGTATTCACCACTATCATTACTATTTAGAAAGTCCTTAATATGTATTAGTTTACCGATGCGTTCTATGGCTGTAAAGCTGCCACCGACATCTACAAAAAAGTAACCCAAAAAACTATTATAATAGCCATAATTTCTCAAATTTACAATTTCGTCATCCGTAGTACTGTTAGGATTGTTTATATAGTACTTTTTTACGTTTTCTACCATTTCAGGAACGTTATCGTTAGGACGTATATCACGATAAGTATTGAAAGCTTTAAAATGAGGTTTTATATCAAATCTTGGTAATATGGTATTGACATCTCTATATGGATACAATGGTAAGTAAGGTGCAAAAAACTCGTAACGCGATACTGTATAAACAGCATCAAGTGAATTACTTGTAAATTTGTGAGTACTTATACTTCTAATAGGACCAGGTAGCTTCATGTTATATCCATAATCTGGAGGCACAATATATAAATAAGTAAGTTCGGCGTTTTGCGTATTCATTTCAGTATCGGGCATATGATTAGATACACGACCATGCTGCCAATATCCGTTTCTATCGGTTAATACAACAAAAAACAATGGTAATAAATGGTTATATGTCATAAGTGGTAATCTGTATGTGCTTAGATTTATATTACCTAACAATAAATTCATGTCAGGCACTGGATGTATGTCGTTATGGAAATAAGCGAAACGGTACTCGTAACCTAATCCGTATCTACTGGATGCCGCACCAAATTCCGGAGCATAAGAAAGCATACTATCAAAAGACTGCCAACACCAGGGTATGCTCGGTGATGCATCTGGATAATCAGGCACGGCTAACGTATAACTCATCAGGGCTAAAGCTATCGCCCGATGTTGGAAAAACTTCTCACTATCTGTATTACCCACGTAGTTACTATTTATAGACCCACTATAAATATTCATACGCCGTAACCTTCTAGGCAACTCAAAAGCTGTATCATTATTATCTACTTTACCCATTACTCTTACAGGTGTATTAGTAATACCGAAGGGTTGGATAAAAGTAAACACACGTCGCAAACGTCTGTCTATACTATTATCATCCGATGGCATATTTGAGATAGTAAATCCTAACTCGTGAGCGACACCTGGATCTATTTGCTTTCTAAAATATACATTACTCCATAATAGTCCTCTAATATTAGTAGGCGAAGTAGCAAATAAATAATTATCTCTTATCCGATTTTCATTTATGAAGGCTGTATAAGTGTCCGGGTAGTTAACCCAATTACAGAAGTTGGTAAGTATAAAGTTACTCGTCCTATTATTTATAAGTTCTCTACCAAAAAACGAATTAGACATTGCATTTATTAATTGTATTGTATTATTCATATTTTGTACTGCTCTTATTGCCATAAACGCCATTTGTCTATTGAACGGTGGGAGCATAGTATGGTAATCAGAAAGCGCTGTAAAATAAGCGTAAGTCATTGTTGTGGTAGAGAACCCACTAGCTGGATTAATGTGATAATAGCTATTAGCCTGAGTGTAAGCTTTCAAGATTGTATTGTCCCTACGTTCGTTTTCCTGTATCCCAAAAGGTATTCTAAAATGGAAGTTATACTGCCTAGGTGTTAAACTATATCTACTAAATGTCGCCGGTTTTAATAGTATGGAAGTACCACTATTACTAGTGAAACAATACGAATCTATTAGATAAATAGGGTAAAACTCTTGATACATTGGCATAAGGCCAGTGGGGATTGTTCTAGTCTTATGGCTTATGAAATCTTTATCGCTTATATTGAGTTTGTTTTCCATATATGTTTTACGGCTGCTTAATCCAAATTCAACGGCATCCTGAGAACCATAAAAGTGCATCATTGCCGCAGAAGCATAACCAGAAACGATATAATCAGAAGTATAATACGGCGTGAAATAAGTTCCATAACGATACTTAGAACCAGGCTTATACCTCAATGACATGCCGTAACTGAAAGAACCACCAAAACCAGCATGCTTAAAAGTTGAAATACCATCCTGGCCAGAAATAGAAAACACATATTCAAAAAAGTCGTAATTAGAATCTATATGACTTACACCAGACCAAGTAGAACCATTATAATACATAGGATAAAAATATCCATACGTCTTCATATTCTGGAAAGCGTTATGATTTACTAATCGATTACTATATATGTGTCCAGAATTATCATGATTAAAACTAAAAGCATTGTTATGATTGTCTAAATCAAAAGATTCATAATAGAAGACTGTAGGAACATAGAAATACGGATACATATATCTTTTATAGCTACCATTTGACATAGTTTCTGTTTTCGTAGGCATGCTGCTGTATAACAAATCCATAAAAACTCTGCGATAATTATCATTATTGACTGAACCAAATGGTATATGTTCCGCTGCCCTAAGAATCTTGACTCTTGTAACACTATAGTCATAAAATGTTATATTGTCTAAAATACCCTCCTTAATCAACTTGTGGTATGCAAAATTTCTTTTACTAGAATCTGGTATAAAAGGCATATTTATCCCATCGGAAGACTTTACATGTTTTGTTCTTGTATTGCCTAAGTAACTATTTATAGACAAGTTATCTGTAAACCAATAACTATTAGCACTTAACCCGTATGTGTTGATTTCGTTTGTATTAAAGTAATGGTCGGGTTCGCTGGATGAGTAATCAAAAACGTAGTACTCATATCGGTTTGTTAAATCATAACTATGCAGAAAAGCATCAAGAGCATTAGCTCTATCAGGGCCAACGTTATAAGTATCAACTACCAGCTTTTGACGCCATATGGAAAATTCATAGGTTTTAAAATCATCGGCCAATTGAATGTAACTATAACTCCTATTAAATCTATTGGAATACTTACCCTTTATTACCAAAAACGCATTATTTAATTGCGCCGTAACAAGCTTACCAGAATTAATATACCTACTCAAGTCAATGCACAGGTATTTGCCATCAGATAGCAACCTAAGCTGCTCGACAGTGGGGTTATTAGAATGTACTGCACCATGACTTCTTTTTAGTGCCCCGTCTTTTTTTCTATTAATGTAGTCATTGACGAGAGACTTCACCTTGCCAACTAACTCTACTATGTTAGCGTCAAACTGATCTGAAAAATCGTTACTTGCGTTTACACCAGTGCCATCGTACTTGCGATTTTTCAAGCGGTTCCATAACAACAATATCTGTTGTGTAGATACAAATGATAAAGGTGCTAAAAGGAATAAATCATGCGGCTCGATACACAATAATAATAATGACAATAATATGAAAGACTGAATTGTTTCAAGTATTTTTATCATAGGTTATTTTTTATATAACTTCTAATACCTCTCATCATGGCAATTATAAGAAAGATTATTACGAATACTATGAATGCTATTGTAATGAAATCATCATAAAACTTATTTTTATCAAAAGATTTCTTAGGTTCTGCGTATCTTGTTATGTACACTGTTTTTTCTCTTATTATCGTATCTGTAACACAGTCTCCTTTGACGTATACTGTATCGTTCTGTCTAATGATTCTAATCTGCATTCTATCGTTTTTGATTTGTATTGTATCTGATTTTTTCAACGTGTCTATACGAATTATAGTATCTAATCTTATGCTATCGCGAATTATGGTTAGGGTTTCCGAACTATCGTATGGTGTTTCTGGTAGCTTATACGTGTTTACTAAGTAACTGTACACGAATTCTGGGCTGGTTAGTTCTGCAGCCTTGCTGATTTTTTTGACTGCTCGTTTTTCTCCACTGCAGGAAAGTAGTAAGGTTGTCAATAATAAGATAACGGCGGTTTTGATTTTGAATAGCCACATAGTTAGTGTAAATATACGAAAAGAAATAGTTTCGATGCATGGTGGGACATGGCATTCACAGTAAGAGCAGGTGACGTCAAGCGTATTATAAAAGCCATTGCACAGAGTGGCGGAGACCGCAGGGCACTAATGCCTGATATTCTGCAAAACTACATGAGTATAAGGCAAGATAACGAGACAGCTATTCTGGAAGCACGTACTGGCAACGTATATGTCACCAGCCGTCTTCCGATATTACCGATACCCAACGGAGGAGACCTACAAGTACTAACACCTAAAAAAGCCCTCAAAGACCTTATCAGTACATATAATGACGACAGTATTCTATCATTTAGCCATTTTAAGACATCCGATACGAACGGAATTCATACACAAACAGAACAATACAACGGACAGTTACTGATACAATCTAATGACACATCCAAGTATAGTATAAAATGCGGGTTCCCCGAGGAATGGAGTGAATTAAACATAAAAGCAGATGGCGAGTGTATAGAATTTTCTATACCAGCTGCTTTACTTATTTCTGGCCTACAAAAGGTTGCCTTCGCTACAGCAAAAGAAGACCATAGAGAGAGTCTAAACGGGATCAACTTTAATATCAGCAATAACAAAATCAGGCTTATCGGAACTGATGCCATCACACTAGCTATGTGTATCATAGACCATATAGATACATCTATACCTAAGTCATTGTCTTTTACATTACCTAACGAAACAGTAGAAACTATAAAAAACTTCTTCAACGCTAAGGAGCAAAATCCAATCAAGATAACATTAATGTACGACAAAGACGAACAGCTTAGAATAGTTGGTTTCTCGGACGACAAAAATTCTATTTACAGCTATGTCATAAACTATCCGTTCCCTTCTGTAGATGGTATAATAAAACCAGAAAATGAGTATAACATGTTAGTTGTAAATAAAACAAAAATCATGGAAGTAATCAAAAGATTTCAAAAAATATCTGATGGTAAAGAACAGTCTTTTAGAATCAATATAAAAAATAATACGATGATGCTGACACAAAATTCTTATAGTTTTGGTGAAGGTAGGGAGGTTATAGAGATAGAAAGGTGGTCGGGTGGTGAAATTGAATTAGCATTGTCCGTTAATAGGATTTCTGAGATACTTAGTAATATTACTGCCGTTGAAGAAATTAGAATTGGAATACAGAACCCTAACCGTCCTATAGCCTTTTTCTACGATGATGAGGATAACCGCTCTCACGTCCAGATACTTGTAATGCCTGTGATTCAATGAGTGTGATGATACTAAAAGGCACTGTGACTTCCATAGTAGATGCTAACAAAAGAATTATAACAGTTACATCCGACTATGGGCACGGCACATTTACAGGTACACTCTTATTCACCCCGCATAACATAGAAGTAGAAGATAAAGTAATAATTTTAATTCCAGCTAATATCGCTATCACAAACGCCTACTTCATCCCACTATCCGACAAAACAGAACACGGACTGGACAAAATAAAACTACACTTCACGCCAGAAAGTACAATAGATATTACAGAAAATGATATAAACATAAAACATAAAGATGCGTTAATCCACATGAATGAAGACGGCATAGAAATGTCTTACAAACAAAATACTTTTATAAAATTCACAGAAGATAAAGCTGATTACGAGAGTAAGGAGATTAACATAGTAGCTGGACAGAAAATATATGTGCCTGGACTTCCAGATACTAGTAACGCAGAACCTAAGGGTGGATTTTCCAGAATCCCCTTTTGTCCATTTACGGGAGTTGTTCATACAACCGATACGATGAATAATGTATCATAAATGGAGAATTTCCTCAATAGTCTTATTACAGGCGACTGTTTGGAAGTCTTGAGAGAACTACCCGACGACAGCGTAGATGTAGTAATCACCTCTCCACCCTATAATAAACACTACGCTAGTGGTAAACTAGTTGGACGCATAGATTACGAAGTCCATGAAGACAACATGCCAGAAGAAGAATACGAGAAATGGCAGCTTCAGGTTTTGAAAGAATTATATCGAGTAGTCAAAATTGACGGTCACGTTTTCTATAACCATAAAGTAAGGTACTATAAAAAACAGATGTACCATCCTGTTTCGTTTTTAACTAAATCTCCTTTTATTATCTGGCAAGAGATTGTGTGGGATAGGATGATAGCTGGCAATATTCGAGGATGGCGTTTATACGAGACTGACGAACGAATCTATTGGCTTGTTAAGCAACCTCCACCCGAACTTCCGCTCAATATAGCCAGCTGGAAGGGAGTTTGGTCTATAAGACCACCAGAAAACAAAACAGAACACCCCGCTCCATTCACACCAGAAATAGTCAAGAGACTCTTGACAATATCAGAAGCATTGATACATAGAAGACCTTTGACTATACTAGACCCGTTCGCAGGGATATGTACTATAGGAATTGTGGCTAAAGAAAATAACCATAACTATGTATGTATAGATATAAATCCACAATATATAGAAATCGGCAAAAATAGTATAGATCAAACTGTTACGCAACTAAGGTTGTTCTAATTTCGGCAGACTGCTCAACCTTTTACAGTTGAGCTTCCTGCTTCGTCACATGATGGCTTTTTAGGTAGCCCATGAGGGCTACGGTCATCCACCGGAGACTGCTACACAGACATAGCTTCAGTCATCCCAACCCTACAAGAACTATCTAAAAAAAATAATAATTTAGAAAAGTTTGTCCCTGTATAATATTTTCTTGTATATCATTTCGATATCAGATATCAGCAGAATCAAAGTTAAAAAAGTCCCAGAAATATGTCCGTTGATGACCTTATAATATGGTTGGAGAGCAATGTTGAGATCAATAATCGGACGCATATCAAAAATTACTTATCTCTTTTTAGCGACTTGATAGACTTAATTCCTATCGCAGTAAGTGTAGCCAAAAAACATTTTCCAGAAGCACATATTGTCGTTGATGTGTATAAAGATCCTGAAATAGAAGATAGTTACATTGTTTTGTACATTAGACTTAGTCAGTATGATGAATCATTTATTGAACGGTTAGCAGAAGCAGAAAGTGAAATACTTCCTCTACTTGTTAATAAAAGCGGCTGGATACAATTGACTACTGACTTTTTATATATAAAATAAAAACTTTTGTGTAAATAGACAATCATCTATCTAATTTTCCATGCATCTCACACTTATATTAACTTGCCTTGCGTGTTCGTCGTAATGCTTGGTATGACGACGCACAAAGAAAACCGAACCAGAGTTCAAGAAGAACTCCGGTACCTCATCCACGATGAGGGTGTGAATCAAGTTTTAGAAGCTATGATTGAAAAGATGAACGAAGTAGGTGACAGCTCCGAGCGTATCAAACAATGGCGCCAGGAAGCACAAGCCTACATCCCCGACGACCCAGAGTACGACGAAAACTACTGGGTTGCAGCCTACATCCTCTACACTAACATGGAAAACTTCAAAGACCTGTTTGACAGGTTGGACAACATCTACTCGGAGCTTAGCGAACTAGAAAACCAAATAGAAGAATCAGAACGCGAGCAGGAATATCTGGAAAATAGGATAGAAGACTTACGCTATGAACTGCAATCTTTACGCGAAGAGTACGAAGAAGACGAAGAAGAAAACGAAGATGAAGAAGATGATTACGACGAGGACGGGGAAAAAGATGAGAGTGATTGGGATGAAGAAGAAGACGAAGCAATATCAGACCTGCGTTACCGAATTGAAGAGCTTGAAGAAGAGTTGAAAAACGAAAAGGACAACTACGAAGAGGCCTTAGACAAGTTCTACGAGCTAGAAGACGATAAGAAGTATCTTTGGTGGGAGATAATGGAACGTGCGGAGCAGCTTATAGCATCGTAACCCAACCTTTACGCGGAGGGTATTATTCACAGGCGGGGCAAACGCCCCGCTTTTTTGTTTGCCCTCATTTACCAAATCGCAAGAATAGAAACTAACTTTCCTTGCGTGTTCGTCGTAATGCTTGATATGACGACGCAAGCGAAAGTCAGCGGAACCGAACTCAAAGTTCGGATTGAGAAGGCCCTCACAGAAAAAGGCCTGAAGAAACTGATTACGAATCTGGAAAAGGAGCTGAACGGGGAGCACAGCTTCCTCCCTCAAGACGTGGA